CACAAGTTCAACATCCTTGATATTGTAGTCGATGAACTTCTGGAAGTCATGCTTATACAGAGTGAACAAGTTACCGTACTCTTCATACGACAATTTGTTCTCTCCAAGCACGACGTGTGCGATGTGATCGAGCTTGTATGATTCCTGTGCACCATACTTGTAGCCAAACTTCTTGAACAGATCAAGATAGTCGAGCTGTTGTACGCCCATCACATCGTACGCCTGAACCTCCTTGTTGAGCATCCTGATAGGACGAAGATCGACCTTGCCCCAAGGAGAAAGTTTCTTGACATATTCCTCACCAATAGTGTTCTTGATACGGTTGACGATGTACACCATATCGAACAGCTTAGTGTTCCATCCAGTAACAACATCAGGTGTGTTACGAGGAGAGGACCACCAGTTGAGGAAGTCAAGTATAAGATGTGACTCAGAAGGACACTTCTTATAGACAACACGATGATCTTGCATCACAGACTTAGATGCATCATAGTCATAGAGACCCCACACATAATATGTGTCATCGATGTTGTTCTTGCATGTAATGGAGATCATTTCTTGATCAGCTTTCTCAGGGAATGGGAATCCATTATCTGAGGCTACCTCAATATCAATCGTACAGACATTAACCTTAGAACGATCGAATGCGATCTCACCAGGATACTCATCAGAGATGTACTGGCAGACATAGTTAGTTGATCCATAGATTGTAAAGCTCTCGACACCATCGTACTTGTTGAGGAACTCACGTGCCTCACGCATACTATCAAAGGTGAATGGAGACACAGGTTCTCCATTAAGAGCAGTCCAATCACCTTTCTGATCTGGAACGAACAGAGTTGGTGAGTATGGGATCTTATCTGTAAAGCGGTGACCGTCCTTGTAACCACGTACAAGGATCTGGTTCCCGAATCGATTGACTGATGTATAAAACTTCAAACCTTACCTCCATAACAATACGCACATTATACACTAGGTTGAGGTAAAGGTCAAACGATAATTTTCTTTTCTGGTGTTAAAAGTTTGCCGAACATCTGATTATATTGGTTCTCAAGATCCTTGACGGGATTGACGATAAACATCACATCCTTCCAGGTAACTTCAAAGCCTTTAGATGCATCACTGTAAGCCATGAACGGTGCCAGGCCAAGTGAGTTTTGTTGGGTGGGGATTAGGATAGCACAATCGATGAGTTTGATTCCTACAGCAGTCTCTGAGACCTGTGCAATCAATTCTTCACCTGTGCTGAGTCGTACGATTTGTACAGCCATGATATACTCCAATAATAAAAGAAGGACCCACCATTGGTGGGTCCATAGGGGTTAGTCTTTCTTGGTGACGAACTTATAAAGCTCTTCAGCCTTTTCCATGATTTCCTGAGGTTGGTACATTTTAGGTGTGTACTTATCAACAATCTCAGTGAGATCTTTAGACTGGTCTTTTGCTTGATCGACCATAGTGAAGAATACTTGCTGCTGTTGCTCGTAAGCGCGATCGGCAAGTTCTTTAGCCATAGCTAAAACATCAAAGCGGATTTCAAATGGATTTTTTTGTGACATAATTGTCTTCCTTATGTGTGTGTTGTGTAAGACGGGCAGACTATCTGCCCGTCCAGTTTATTTAGTCGTTTAGACCCAGATGCCTTTACGCTGAAGATTACGTTGACGTCTTTCGAGTTCAACGAGATCTTCTGATTCAGACAGATACTTCTCTACCGGAGACATCCTTGACTTAGTGTACAGCTCTTTGAGCTTTTGTATAAACTTAGTCACTGATTTCTTTCCTTATGCTGTCAATCGTCTTACGATTCAATTCAGCATGTAGACTTTCTACTGTATGACCTGGATACTCATGCAACATTCGACGTGCTAGGTCGAGATTAGCAGAATTCTGGCGAGCCAGAATATATCCAAGCATAATGCCTTCTAGTGTTTTCTTTACGACATTAAATACTACTTCAATCAGATGCCAGAGCTTCTGTGAGTAGCTGAGAGCTAGTGCGGTCATTTTGTTCCTCGCTATTATAACCAATGTTGATTTTGCGAGGACGCTTTTCTTCTGGAAGTACTACCTTCAATTGAATAGCAAGGATTCCATCCACCAGATCGGCTCCATGTACTTCTACGTACTCAGACAGCCTAAAGTTACGATTGAACTTCTTAGCAGAAATGCCTTTATGAATGTACTCTCGTCCCTTCGATACATGTTCTCCACGAACAGTAAGTGTGCGATCATTAACCTCGATTACAAGCTCATCTCGAGCGAATCCTGCGACCGCTAATTCGATCTGGTAATCATGATCTGATACCTTTACGATATTATGCGGTGGATAGTGGTCATTTGCATGACGCGCTACCCGATCCAACTCATCAAAGAGATGGTCGAAACCAACAAAAGATGCACGTGGGAATAGTGTTTTTACGCCTGTCATAGTTATCTCCTTTTCTACAAGCAAGATTGTTTGGACCCGGTAGTCCGGCATCCAACGTTATTTATAACAAAAATGATAAGTGTTTCTGTTGCCAAGTACACTTATCGAAACTCCGTCTACCTTAATCAGGCTGCAAGTGCAAAGTCGTTATCGTTTGCAGTTACTAGGTTCTTGCGTTTTTGCGGAGTCCAGCTCGTACTCGAGTCGTTCACTACGCCTAACAGGTAGCTTGCGCACCTATTCTCCACGAAGCTATCAGCACCTGTCGATACCTACTTCAGCCCCATCATAAACACACTACAACTTGCAAGGTTTCCCCCAGGAGCTCCCAGAGGTATAGTGTGTTTATGGTGGAGCTGCCGGGAGTCGCACCCGGGTCCAGCTTACTTTATTCTTCGCTTCAACGAATTCTTTATTTGTAACATAGCCCATATTATACACCATGTTACAAAGATAATCAACACTTCTTCTAGGCCATTTTTGTTGACTACGATCTCACCATACGTTGAGACCAATATCATCATTCCAAACATGGAGCCAAATATGACCCCAAATAGTTTCATGATGAAAATCACTTCTGACCTATGTTGTACTTAGGACAAAGCTCCCAATTGTCTTTGTCTTTGTACGATATAACTTTGATCTGTCTCAGGGGTGCTTTATCAGCTGCCTGATCAGAACTTACAATGGTAATCAAACCCCAATCAGACATCAGTGTAGCAATAGTATTCCTACGTTGAATGTCATTCTGCATTAGGTTTGATGGCTTACCATCAAGCAAAAATAGTTCTTTAAAGTGCACAATGAAGTATCGCCCCTGCTTATGAAGGATGTGACAAGACTGAAACAGCTTATTATCCTTACGGGATGCAACCCCAATACGCGTTAGGGTTTCGCGTACCTTCAAGAAGTCGTCAGGCTCATTCAGAGTGACCTCAAGCATCATCGCGGGAGACCAATCCTTGATCTCAATGTTATTTTGTTCTTCCACCTTTTGTTACCTTATATCTCAATTCACTTAACTGTTCATCATTGAGTAATCGTAAAGCAGACTTAGCCTTATCATTGCTGTAGCCATAATACTCTTTGACGACCTCAAGATCGTTCAACTCAATAGGCTTAGCCCATTTGGCAAACCTACGCTTCTTCCGTACACTATTTATCAAATAGTCAAATTGAAGCCTTGAGTCGACGTGGTGGCGAACATTCATCTCATTAGCCAGCATTACAGTATCTATGAAGTAAGATAAAGAACGATTGACCATGAACCCATTGTACGACCTCTCAGCTAGGTCGTCGACCATGATATCTTTCTTACCATAGTTGATCTGATTTAAGTATTCAAACGGGTTCATAGCCACTCCACAGATGCCATCAGTTCAGTCATTGCTGCTACAACATTTAGTTCGTGGTCAGCAACAAATGCATTCTTATACTGATAGTCGGCTAGAATTAGCACAACCTGTGGAATCGATCCTGGAGCAACATACTCAGCCATGTTATCGTAGATCTTACGAAAGATTGCTTGAGGTTCAGTGTCCATATTATCAACAACCCACTGACGCATACTCTTGAAGTTCTTATCCTTCAGCATGCCCATTAGGCTCTTAACATTCTCATCAGATAGGTTGACGAGTATCCCTACGTCAATAGTCCCGCTAACAGACCAACGCTGAAGCTCATTAAGAACACGTCTAACATCAGGGAAATGTCTTTGCACAAGTTGCACGAGCACTTGCTTATCATATGTGACTCCTTCTGTATCGAGGATTTCTATTACACGGTTAAAGATCCCAGCTGCAATAGCTGGCTTCTCTCCATTGGGAAAGG